GGGAAACCTGACGTACCGATGCTTCGTCCTGGAGATTTGTTTGATAAGAGAAAACAGCGTGATGCGGCACGCTTGAGAGGCTACAATACGATTTTAGAACAGATTTACACACGAATTAAATCTGCGAGCAAACAAGGCGCAGATCCTTGGATTACATACACTATCCCCCCTATTATTTTGGGAATGCCAAAGATAGATTTAGAAGATTGTGTGGTGTATCTGGTCTATATGTTACGCCAACAAGCCTATGAGGTTCGCTACACCTATCCTAACTTATTATATATCAGTTGGAAACATCACGAACGCGAGTACTTATTGAAAAACTCGCCGATTATGCAAACCATGCTCGCCACCAAGTCTAGTAAACCTGTTGGAGAACTCAAAAAAGGGGGTGCAACACAAGTACGGTTTCAAGAGCAAGTTGTTCAGCATACCTTCCAACCTGGAAGTCCTACTGGGCCACCGCGTAGTGCGCGTGCTCCACCTCGTTCAACCGCGAGTTATACACCACCCACAAGTTTTTTGAATGCTCTCGAGCAACCAATGACAGAACCAAGAGCAGATGTGTTGAAGGATTTCTTGAATTTCTAAGTTACTCAGGAATCAGAATCTCCCCAGATGTCGTGAGACGCGCTTCAGGACCCTGCCAACCGAGCCCCTTTTCTTGGAGTTTGCCATCCTTCATAAAGGCTATCCAAACTCCTTCATCATTGTCCTCAATCCAAAACTCTAGCTTGATCCAGCATCTCGGATACGACTTCAGAAGGTGCTCAAGAAACTTGAAGGGAGGTGCCCACGCAGTTTCAAAGGTGACACGCAGGAAATTGGTGTCACGACCCTTAACCGTGTAGGTATCAGGATCATAATCCCACTTGGTTCCCCAGTTGGCGCAGTTCCATTCGTACCAATTGCCCTCTTGATCTGCAGGTCTCGGATGAAAATGTTGGAAGGACAACTTGTGTGCTTCAAACAGATCTAGGTCTTCCTTATGGCCGATAATGGACACGGTATTGAAACAAATATTAGGGCATTCTATTTGCGGACACGTTTTCTCGTACGTCTTTGTCTACCCCCATCTTGACTAAATCCACTACACAGGTCAGGTAGAGAATTTGTTGGATCTTTATTTGTTGGTCCATAGGTATTAAATGTTTCAGGACACAAGTTGTATATTTTTCCTGTTGATGTACATGTGTATTTTTTAGCAATACTTTTCATACATCTACTTCCAAGTGGATCCTGAATTTCTACGTCTTGCTCTGAAGGGGTGAGATTCATTGTATTTACGTCATCACCAATATACTCGCGTAAGATTTCCTTCACTATATCTGATTTAGAAGCATTATAATTTGGTATATGGGCAAACAAACGGTCTTGTAAACGGGTTTGAGCATCGTTCAACTCCACATGCTGTTTATCTTGTTCATAAAGTGTGGCAAGAAGTTCAATAAATGGAAATCGATTCCTTGCATATGTATTGAGTAGATTTGTACGATTGTTACGATTTTGTTTAGGGATACTATTTCTCCAATCTTTATTGTACGTCAACAGATAGGTATAGAGTTGAATATTATCTAAAATTTGTGCTATTTGTTGTGGAGTGTACTGTTTACGAAGAAATAGACGTAAAAATTCAAGAAATTTTACTGCCCTATTTCCAAATGTCTTTTGTCCTTCTCCAGTAAGCTTTTCAATTGCTACGCTTAGTATACTTCGTTGTAGATTAACATCGGGATATAGGGTTTCAAATTGAGCTAACTTATCTTTAAGATCAAAAGCAAACGGCACAAATGCTTCTGCTCTAATGTGAAACTCTTCACCATTTCGTTGTGGAATAGAATTACGACGAAAAAGGGCATTCAAAGCTCCTTGATTCATTGGCAGTTCATCTTCCGTAAGAATAAGGTGTAAAAGGGTATAGTATTTTTGTTCCTCTGGGTCAGTTGATGTGTTGTGAAGTTCTTGAAGCACTGGAGCAAGAGTTCCAGCCATCTATTCTATGCTGTAGAATCGGGTTTAGGGGTATTTCATTCAATAGGGACTTATAAATCATAAACATCAGAGATATTTACACGCTGAATTCGTTTCGCACGATTTTTACGTTGGGTTTTGTGACCACCAGACTGATTTTTCGGCTTTGAATTCAGTCTAGTTTCCTCTACAATTGGAACTGATTCCACCGAATCTTCTGGAATTGTCCACATCATAACTGTAGGGTCGAA